TGGTGGTACTTTTTTAGGAAGTCAAGCAAGACAAGCAGAATCAGGCTTTACAAGCCAGTTAGATGAAATGCAAAGAAATATTGATGATATTGGAACAAGTGATTATTTATTAGCAGGACTTGGAGGAGGATTAAAAGGAGCAAGTCTTGGAAGATTAGGTGGGAATATAGGAATATCAGATTCTTTTTTTAAAGATTTATTTGCTGGACAAAACCCACTATCATTAAGAAATACATTAGGTGAAGGAAAATTAATGGAACTTGTGCAATCTGGCGATATAGATATTACTGATATAATTGGAGGTGACAAAAGCACAAAAGAAGGATTACTTAAAAGTTTGTTTCAAAATATAGGTAAGGATTTTGGAGGTTTTGACCAAGAAGGATTAGGATTTTTAGAGAACCTATTGAAAGGAGCTGCTACTACAGGTTTATTTGAACAAGGCGGTAAGGTTCAAGGAGGTAAAAGATAATGGCAATGATTGATGATATAATGGCACAATTATCAGATATAGGTATTGATGCGGGAGGGTTTTCGCAATTATCACAAATAAGCCCGCAACAAATAGCAACAGCATTACAAGGTCAATTTGGATTGTCAGGTTCACAATTACCAGCATCTTTATTTCAACCGATATCAGATGATTTAATTAAAGGAAGTTTAACATCAACATATAGTCCTCAAATACAAGCCACAGGACAAACACTTGTTGATAAAATGCTACAGGCAGGACAAGGACAACAAGGCAGGCAAGCTGCAGGTGGTTTTGCAGGTAGCGGTCAGCAACAACAATTTGCTGGCAATATAAAAGATGTTTATGGCAAGGGCATGACTGATGTATTAACTAGAACAGGACAACAAAGAAGTCAGTCTTTAAAAGCAATACAGGATTTAATTAATCAGTATCGTTCACAAGCGCTACAGATTAAAGGATATCAATAAGTATAAAGGATTTTAAATGGCGATAGAAAGAACAACAATTGCAGATTTAGCGCAATTATTAGACAGTTTTTCAAGAGGCAATGAAAGACGTATACAATCCATATCATTACAACAGCAAGGCGTAGAAAATATATTAAATTCTGCTCAAACCAAAGAGCAGCTAGATAGTGCATTAAGAGCATTAGAAAATATTAAAACAGACAGTAATGAGTATAGTGCTACAAGTCTAAATCAACAAGCTGTAAGAAACGCATACGATAACAAAAGAGCTGCTTTTGATGACTTTGAAACTGCAGTAGAACAAGCAGATGATTTTTTTAAAAGCGATAAATACAAATCAAAATCTTCAGATTGGACAAATCTTGATGATACAAGAAAATCGTTAAATGAATCAGGTTTAAATTATGATTCTAATTTAGAAATGGTAAGTGAAGAGTTTATTAAAATAGCAACTTTAAAAAACAAAATAGGAACTGGAGCAGCTTTATTTAGATTGCCAAAAATAGGTGATGGCACATTTGATGAAGACCAGATTGTATCAAAAATAAATGATTATCAAAATACGTTAGACAAAGCATTAACATCTATGATTGAAGATGAAGTAATAACAGAAGAAGAAGCAGAAAATATAGTTACTGCTAACTTTACAAAGCAAGACGTTAAAACTTTAAGGAATGAAAAAAAGGCAATGTTTACAGGACTGATTAAAGAATCAGATTCAATAATTAAAAGTTTACAATCACAAAAATTTGATTTAATGTCGGGAGATGATTTAGTAGAAAGTTTAATGAATATAGGAATTGAACAAGCTACTGCAGAAATAGCTGGAGGTCAAGTATCAGAAGGTAGAATTACAGCACAAGAACAAATAGAACAACTTATAGAACTTGAACAACAAAAAAATAATAGATACAGAAACAATTATAAAGATGCTGTTGGTTATTTTTATGCAGCAGAAGAAACATTTGACCCAGGATTTGATGACGCAGCAAATGAAGGTGATGGAGGTGTATTTACAGTAGACCCTATTACTGGAGAGCAAATATCACAAGAAGATGGAGAAATATCAACAGTAGAAAATCAAAAAGATATAATAGTTTCAGACCCAGTGCCTAGTTATTTAGAACCAAATCAAGAGGGTGCGTCAACACCAGGGCCATTACGTAGAGATGATTTCTTTTTTGAAACACTTGAAAAAGAAGGTTTTAAAAATACTTTTGATAAAATAGAATCAGGAGAACTTTCCAAAGATACTCTTATAAAGTTTGTAGAAAATACTCCTTTTGCAATTTTTGCAAATACTATAAATAATTTTTTTAAACAAATGCCAGATGAAAATGCTAAAGTTCCTCAAAAAATAAAAGAAGTTTATGAAGAATTTGGTATTCCTGTTCCTAATCTTAAAGAGTTTTTAAAAAATTATCCAACTGTTGATATGCTTGAAAAAGCTTTTGCTAAAAAAAATCCAAAAATATATAAAAATTTTACAGAGCAACAAAAAAGAAATAATAGGCTTTTTTTTAAAAATTCAGTTCTTCCAAAAATAAAAAACTCTCTCAATCCCAAGCTGCAAGAAGCGGGAAGTGATATTCAAATGCTTGGTGAACTTTTAGAAGGTTATACTAATTTAGATAAACAAATTTCAGGTGAATCTTTAAAACAGTATCTTGCTGATGATTTAAGTATGATGCAGGCTGTTAAAAAAGGAACAGAAAAAGAACTTGCTGGTAAAAAAATTAAAAGGTCAAGTTTATCTTACAATGAATCAAGGCAGTTAAATTCTTTTAAAAGAAAGTATGAAATGTCAGGTTTGAGTTTAGAAGATTTTATAAATGAAAATCAAATGGAATTTAGGAATATGGCGCTAATAATTAAATATGGACTTCAGGTTTTACCAAGAAGACGTACACAAGTTTAAAATATGATAAATCCACAAAAGGCAGTAAATTGGTATAAAAGTCGCTATAATACCATTGGTGAAAGCGATTATGATATATACGAAAAAGTAAAAAGAATCTACACAAAAGATAAAAATGGAAATGAATATCAATATCCACAGAATCCATTTCAGATGCCTGCATCACAAATCGTACCACCAGAAGAAGAAATAGAAAAAAATAACAATCCAGGTTTCTTTGAAAAGATACTTACAGCAAACTTAGCTGACGCTTTTGCAGAAGATGGCAACTGGTGGGCAAAAGCATATAATAATTCTATTGCTGGTACAATATATCAGATTATGCATGGAGAAACAAAATATAAATCCGAAGCAGTTCCGCAGGCATGGTATAATGAAGCAGGTCAATTTTTTGCTGGATTGATATCGCCTATTGATATTTTAACATTCCTTGGAAGTAGTGGTATAGGTGGAGCTGTTGCAAAAAAAGCAGCTTCTGGACCGTTAAAAAATCTAGCTACAAAAGGTTACGCACAAATGCTACAAAGCCAAGGTGCAAAAAGAGTTACAAATCAAGCAGTGCAAAATGGATTTAATAGATTTTTAGCAACTGGTGCTGGTATTGAATCAGGTATTAGTTTAGCAACGTATGGCGCAGCTGGAGGCGCATTACAAGATGCAGCACAACAGTCGATAGATATTAAAAAAGGATTAAGAACTGAAAGAGATTATTTACAAACAGTAGTAAATGCTACTAAACATGGGGCAAGCAGTCTTGCATTAGGTTCAGCAGCAGGATTTGTTACTAAAGGTTTAATGGCTCCTAAATTTGCTAAGGCTAAAATGGCATCTGATGCTTCATTTGCAAACAAAATTACAAGACTAACTATGAATCCAGCAGGACAAGTTGTTGCTGAGGGTGCATTGTTTGGAACAGGACAGCTTGCAGAACGTGCTTTAATGGGAGAACAAGTAAATCTAGATAGTTGGCTATCAAGTATATTTATGAATACTGCTGTTGTTGGTGGATTAAGAGCATCTTTAAAACCTTTAAGATTAGGACAAAATGATGTCACTAGATACAAAGAAGCTAAAAGACAGTTTTACGGTGATATATATGAAAAAGCTGGATTTAAAGTAAAAAAAGGACCAGACAGCAAACAGTTTGATTTACTTAAAGTAGGAGAAAAAGGTGAGCTGTCTACAAGATATGAAAAACTAGAAAACATTGAACGTCAATTAGCCAATTCAGGTATTGCTGCGCCAGAAGCATTAATAAAAGAAAAAGCAAAGATTGAAGCAGAAGCACGTGGTGTATTCACATCTGTACCTGAGTTTGAAAAAAATCTTTCAACCTATAATAAAAAATTAAAAAACATTGATAATATACCTAAGCTTAATAGCAGAAAAGAAAGAGTAAAAGCTAGAGCAGAATTATTAAAAGACTTTGGATACATTAACAATACTTTATACGCAATATATAAAGAAATGCGTGCCAGTGTTGATAAATTTTTTAAGCCTGAAGAATTATCAACTAAAGAAAAAAGAGCTGGTATAGAAAAAGAATTAGATAGGAAGATAAAATCATTAGAAGACGTAAACGAAATGGTAAATCTTGGTGCTTTAAATGACCCAAAAATAGGCAAGAAAATGAGACAGAAGTTTGCAGATAGTTTTGATGTATCTGTAAAAGAAGTCAAAAATAAAGAAGGTGAGATAAGATATGAACCTGTACTGACAACACCTAAAGGAAATAGAATAGAAACAGGCATTACAAGAGAAAAATTTAATGAAGCTTATAACCTTGGTGATAAATTAAGACAGGATTACAAGCAAGAGCTATTAAAAGAAAGAGTGCCTGCAAAACAAAAAGACAAAAAGGTTACTGAAGAAACAAAAGAATTAAAATTAGAAGAAGAAGCAATATCAGGTATACCAGAATTTGAAACTCCTGGAATAGAATATGTAGTTTCTTCAAAAGACAAACCTGTTGGAGTAAAAGATACACCTGTTAAAACAGGTAATGAAGGGATTGATTTTTTAGTTGCAGAGGCAAAAGAAAGACAGAAAAAAGAATTTGAACTGCAATCAATATCTGAAAAAATACCAATGTCAAAATCAGTTCTTAATACTAAAGTTGCAGAAAAAGATTCAATGTCACAATTGAGAAAAAATAAAAACGAATCAGGCAAAAAATTTAAAGAAAGAATAAAAAAAGAAAATAAAGATTTAACAAAAGAAGAAATTGTTCTTGCAGAAATTAAAGAAAGTAATACGCCTACTGGTAAATTAATTAGAAAAATTTTAAACAGAGATACCGATTACGAGGCAAGTGCCTTTGTTGGTTATGCAAAAGACAGATTGGCTGGAGATATTGGTAAAGCTAAAGCAGATATAACTTCAGGTGTAATAAAAAATCCAAAAAATGCTTTAATTGAAATTGTTAGATTTTTAGATAAATTTTCAAATAAAGATTTGACAGATATAAAAATGTCAGATTTAAATAAATATTTTAATGAGTTAATTCCTGGAAGAAAAGATGGTAATACAACAAACAATAAAGCGCCAAATGAATTGAGTTTGTTTTTTAATTGGGCGGCTACCAATAAATTTTTAGATGTAACATTAGCTGATAGATTGAAAAAATTTTCAAGGGGTGTAGTTACAGAATATAATGATTGGGTAGCAAGCGGAGCAGGTAAAAATCCAGCAAAAAAGGGAGTTAGAAAATTTGTTATTGAAGAAGCGTCAAAATCTAATGACAAAGGTCTTGAGATAGCAGCAAAACTTGGAGCAAAATATTTTATACGTAATCAAGAAATAAACAAATTAGCAGAAATCATTAAAGAAAAAGGACCTAAGGCCTTAGAGAAATATTTAAAATTAGAAGAAAGTACAGGTGAATACTATTTAGCTATGGATTCTAATTTTGTTAAATACGGAACATTTAATAGATTTATTTTTATAGATAAGCCATTGGCAATAGATATGATGAATTACATAAATGGCGGAGGAAGTCTAATTAATAAAGCAACACTTGTTGGTAAATTAATACAAAAAGGTAAAATGACAGACAATCCAAGTTCTGCTTTTTATGATTTAAGAAGAAGAGGAAAGTCTATAGGTGCTAAATTAAATCCAGAAGAACAAGCTACTGAAAATTATTTATTTGGTCATGACAGAACAAGGATTAGTAGAACATATGATATAAAAAATGTTGATGCACTTATTAGGTTACAAAAAGAATATCACAAAAAAATAAATACACCAATAGAGAATGTAAAATTTAAAGAAGGTGCAAGCAGAGGTCCATTTAAACAAGGCTTTGACCCTAAAAGAGAAGAATTTTACAACAACATGAAGATATTAGATAATCTATCTGATAAACAACTACAACAAGTTAAACTTGGTAAGGGTGTTCTTGGTATGTTTATTGATGCAGCCGAAGGCGCAATACTTCTTTCAAAAGATTTATTTCAACCAACAGACTTCTTTCATGAAAAATTTCATAAAATAAAAGCATATGCCAGAGATGTAAATGATACAAAGTTATTAAAGTCTCTAAACTCATTAGAGAGATTAGCAAAAAATACACCTGAGTATAAACAATGGAAAAGCAAGAAACAAAATAAAAACAGAGACATGGAGGAGTTTACAGCAGATGTTACTGGTGATAAAGCTCAAGCAATAGTATTTGCCCCTAATGTATTTGCTAAAATAAAGCAAGCCATACAACAGGTTGTATCTAGAATTAAAACAATAGTAGGTGTAGGAAATTTTAATGACTATGCAAATGTTATGGCAAGAAGATTGACACAAAAATTGGATACAACAGGCGTACAGTTTACAGGAGGCAAAGCTAAATTTAAAATTACAGAACAATCATTTAAGAATAGCGGCAGCATGATTAAAAGTATAAACAGAAATATAAGAGTTTTAGCAAAAGAATATGGAGTAAATGCTAATGACCTTATTAATTATACTATAGAGACAGCCAACATTAGCACTCCTCAATATAAATTACCTAAAAGTAAAATCAATGAAGCTAATATGCAGGCAAGAAATGATTTAATAGCATTTGCTCAAAGGTTTGATGAAATTGCAGATGGAAGATTAACGCAGTTCTTAAATCAAAAAGAAGGATTTAAAAAATTGACTCTTATAAGTCAAATTGAAAAGAGAAGGCTACCAAAAGATATAACAGAAAAACAATTAAAAAGTTTAGTTAAAACTGAGTTTAAATCAAAAGATGGTAACTTGTTTGATTTATCTGTAAATGAATTAAAAATATTAAAAGAGTATATTACAAATCAAGCCAATGTAAAAAACGATGGATTGAGCTGGGTATCGCAAACTGAAGTTAATAATTTAATATCAAGCGCTTTCAGGACAGGTTCAAAAGCTAAAGAAGAACTTGCTATGGGCTTAGGTACAACGCATAAAGCAGTAGGTACAATTGGATTTAAAAAAATACAAGAAAAATTATTAACGCATGAATCAATACAAGAATCTAATCAGGCAGGTTTATTAAACTTTAATGATAAAGGATTAAAGGTAGTTGGTGGTAGTTTTCTTACAAGAGAAATTAATTTTTCTAAATTAAAAGATAATCTTGTTGTTGCTTTAGATAACAACGGAGAAGTTTTATTTGCATATCAAAAAGCAAAGGCAGAGATAGGTAGCAAGCTATCAAAAAAACAAATAAAAATGATTGATGATGCTCAAAGATTCCTAGATAAAGCAGTATTACCTGAATGGAAAAACACTATAAAAGAAAAAGGTGGTAAGAAATTTGGTGATGGACTAGCTAAAATGAATAAAGATGGCACGTATAAGTATTTAAATCCAAATACAAAAGAAGGTCAGATAGCAATTTTATACGTAGATAATATTGTAAAGAACTTTGGTAAAAATAAATTCATGGAAGCATTAAGACAAAATACTAATGATGCACAGTTTGAATCTTTAATGAAAAACAGTGATTTAAAATGGGTAGAAGATGGCATATACATTACAAGAAGTCTTAAAAATGAAGCTAGAGATATTTTATTTAACGGAAGCACGCAAAGAGAAGCTACTGTAAATAAGTTAGCAAGTCAAAT